GGCGACCGGCCGGCGCGGAGTTTGAAGTTCGTGCCGGTGGTGACGGCGATGTTCTGGCCGCACAGGTCCCACAACGTGTCCCGGAGGTCCTCGTCGAGCAGGCGGCTGATCAGCGGCCCGTTCGGGTCGGTCAGCGCTCCGACGATGCGGTGGGCGGCTTCCCGGTCGAACGCTGCCGCGTACAACTCCGCCCGGATGGACCACTGGGTGAACGAGGAGTTCGTGATCTGGTAGTCGGCGTACTTGTTCGGGTCCGGGCACAGGTACAGCCCTGGTATCGGTGGTGGGGTGGGTTTGAACCACCGCACACCCCACGGGTCCGGGAGCACCGGGGTGATGCGTTCCACCACGGCTTCGGACACTTCGACGAAGCTGGCCACCTACCGGGCCTTGCCCTTGAGGAGGGCGGGCATGGCCATCTGCTCGGCCAGCGCGTCCAGTTCGGCGTCCGGCAGGTACGGGCGCAGCAGGTGCTCCGCGAAGTCCGCCGGCGTTGCCGGGCTGCCACCGAAACCGTCCTGAGCGGAGGCGATGTTCAGGCCCTGCATGTACGCGACCGCGAGGATCTTGCACGCCTGCACCACAGGTTTCGGGATCGCACCCCAACCCCACTGCGCGGTGATCTGCACATTCGGTCGACGCCCGCCGATAGGGAACTGTTGGGTGCGGGTGGTGGTGGTGATCCGCCGGTAGGGGAACCCGTTGATCCGCACATGCGGTTCGGGCTGCCACATGTCCGAGGTCCACACGTTCTCGAACACCCCGTCGCCGTCCTCGTCGGTGGCGACAACCACACCGGCCGTGGAGTCGAAGTCCCCGCAACACACCTCGGTGAGGGCGTTGGTGTCGAAGACCCGGGCCACCGGTGTCGGTTCCTGCCAGAAGTGCCGGATCAGACCGGACTCCTGGTGGGAGCACCGTTCGTCGATCCACCTGGACGCGGACTCGATAGCGAGCTCGTAGTCGTCGTCGCTGGACGAGGGGAAGTTCCCGTCACCGGACAGGGTGGTCTTCAGTTCGTACAGCTCGAGGTAGCCATTCTCGATCGACACCGCTACCCCCGTTCACTGCACGCTCGGACGGGACAGGGGCGGGGAAGGTCAGCCGCGCATGCGAAGACGGATCGGGATTAGCCCGGCGGACCGGAGGATGTCGAACGCCTCCGTGGTCAGCTGACACTCCGGGCAGCAACCGGGTGGGACCGGGATGTCGTCCCAGTCCTCCACCAACGGCCTCGCAGCCGCACACGTGGCGTCCCGGAACGCATCCGCCAGGGGTACACCGTTGATGTCGGTGCCCGTGGGCAGGCCGTTGACGTCGGTGTCGTAGATCGCCCCCACCAGTGCCTTGTCCACGTTCATGGACGCCCGGGTCATGTGGCGAGGCGGGAACTCCGGGACCGAGTAGCCGACGTACGTCATGTAGTCGTCGATGCTGGCGTACGTCGGCATCCTCGGCTCCTAGCTGAACTTCTCGACAAGCTCGGCCTTCGTCATGGCATCCGCGTCCTCATGGGACATGCCCTGAGACTTGGCGTAGCCCACCCACACGGCCTTGGAGGCGGACACCTTCGGCTTGGGCTCGTCGCCGGCCTGCGGTGCGTCCTCGGGGATCTCATCCCCGACTGTGTCCGCCGCCTCGTCACGCAGCACGATCGGGTCCTCGTCGGGACGGGCCCGCTTCAGCTCCGCGTACTCCAGACCCGCGAGGTGTTCGCGTTCCAGGCGGTCGAGGTCGTTCTCCGGGATCAGCTCCGGGTCATCCTCGGACGGCTCCCACGGGCTGCCGTCTTCGTTGACCTGGACCAGTTCACCCTTGGCCACCTGGTAGGCCATCGCCTCCGGTAGCGGGAGGGCCATCGCCCACACGTACCCGTTGGGGCCACGCATGTGGACGATGTCCTCCTCTGTGCCCTCGTCGCGGACCTCGCGGTCCTTGTCGTGGGCGCCCATCACGCGGTGCGCGGCATCCGGAATGCCGTGATCGTCGTGTTCGCCGGGGTACCGGAAACCACGTTGAGCGTGCCGTCGGCCTGCAAGAACCGGGCGCCGGTGAACGGGCCCAGGAAGCAGGTGCCGACGGTGCAGGCGAACGTCAGGTCACCCTGACCGGCCGACAGGGCGGGCGGGTAAGCACCGGCCTTGATGGTGACGTTCGTGGTGCCGGTCGCGGTGACGACGCGCAGGAAGATCTCCTCCACGTTCACCCCGGCACCGTTGGTGGTGACGTTGTTGGTGCCGGCACCGGTGACAGTACCTGCGGGGTCGGCGAGGGTCCCGTTCGGGACGAGGGTCGAAAGGGCGTACGTGGCCATCGGGCCTACTCCTAAGGTTGGGCCGCACACGACGCGACCCCGGTGGCGGGGAGCTCGACCGGGGCCGCGTCAGTGCGTAGAAAGGGACCGTGCTATTCGGCGAAGTGCATTCAATTCCTATTCGGAATTGTCAGGCAATGGTGACCGGGCAAACGGCCAATGCCTCCGGCCGAACCACGCGGCAACCATACAAAGCGAGGCCCTTAATTGCGTCTGCAAATGAAGACTGGGGCCGGTAAGCCTCAGTCTTATTGATCTGTTCCGCGAATGTAATTGCCTGCGGAACACCGGCCTGAATTGCGTACACACCCGCGCTGACCACCGGGGCGTTGTTGCTCATCAGGATGTCGAACCCGGACGCGCGACCCACCATGCCGTTGCGCAGAGCGTCGCCGGAGTCGCCGGACTCGTTGACCCGGATGAACCGGTTGTCGCGGAGCAGGTACCCGAGCACGACCGGGGGCAGGATGACGTAGCGCTGCGCCGAGGGCACGTTGGCGATGTCCAGGGCCACCTTCAGCGGCACCAGGCAGTGGTCGTAGACGTTGGTCCACGTGGTCGCCGTGGCGTCGGTGACAGTAGTGCCCGCCACGTTGTTCGCGGCCTCGGTGTACTTCGCGGCAACGAACTGGTCCATGACATCGGCCAGGGCGTAGGCGGCCTCAGCGGTGGCCGTGGGAAGCACGTTCCCGGCGGCCTGGCGCTGGTCCACGTCGTCGACCTCGAACGCCCAGTACTTGACCTGGTCGATGAGCAGGGCGCGGTCAGCGTCGACCAACGCCTGCGGGGTGATGGTCGTGACGTTGGGGACGTAGGTCGCCACGGTGGGCCGCGAGATGCTCGTGATGCGGACCGTGTCACCAGCCTGGGAGATCTCGCCCTCGTAGTCGCGGTTCACGACTCCGGGGGCTGCGTAGATCAGGCTCTTCTTGAGGGACTCGAGGAGCGAAGCGCTCCAAATCTCGGGGATAAAGCTTGAAATGGCCATCAGGGTCTTCTTTCCTGACTGCGGTCCTACCTGCTAAAATGTGAGGTATGGACCGAGATGAACTAGCAGTGGAATACGCCCATGCCGGGTCGTTGCGGCGCCTGGCCGAACGACTGGGGACCACCCCGGCGCGAGCGAAAACGCTCCTGCTCCAGGCAGGAATCGAGCTGGTGGACGGGCGCAAGTCAGAGGGCAAGCGCCGATCCGTCGCGGCTGAGCCGACGGAGGAGGACAGGGCCATGTGGCAGGCCCGTTACGACGCCTCCGCGAACGTCGCCGATCTAGCGCGGAAGCTGGGCAAGAGCCCTGACACCGTCCGGTACCACCTGGTTCGGCACGGCGTGAAGATCCTGCGGAAAGGATGGAAAGCGCCCCGCATGGTGGAGATCGCCAAAGGGCACAAGCACCACAACTGGGCCGGTGGGACCTACAGCCATTCCAGCGGGTACATCTACGAGTACGCGCCGGATCACCCCGCCGCCGAAAGCGCGAAGGGGTACGTGCTGCAACACCGGTTGGTGATGGAACGCCACCTCGGGCGGTACCTGACCGCCGATGAGCTGGTCCACCACATCAACGAGGACAAGGAAGACAACCGGATCGTCAACCTTGAGATAACCGGCATGTCCGAACACGCCAGTCACCACAAGGCTGACTTCCCTCGAGATGAACTGGGCCGGTTTACTGTTTAGCCCGCGCCCACGCCGAGGCTGGTCAACCGGCCCTCACGACGGGCCTTGTCGATATCGGCCGGCTTCATAGCCCGGACCTGTTCGAGAGTGAGCTGGTTGGATCCGCCGGACCGGCCGGGGATCTCAGCGCCTGATCGGGGTGATCGAGCCGCCGGGGCTTCGACCTTCAGACGCGGGTTGGCTTCGATTGCGTCGTTCACTGCTGACGCCAGGTCAGCGGCGAACGTGTCACTTGCGGGGTCGAGCTTGCCGAGGGCACCCGACGCGGTGAGGACCGCTTCGGTCAGACCAGGGTCGGCCTGGGCCTTGGTCAGGGCGCCGGGGAGCGATGCCCTGATCGTGAGGTCCCGGATCTTCGCCTGGTAGTCGGCTTCGACCTTCGCCGTCTTCGCCTCCGCCGCCGAGAGTTGCTCGAGGAGCTTCTCCGGGTCGGCGGGTGCGTTGGCGTCGGGGTTGAGGACCGCGTTCAGCTTGGCCAGCACGTCTTTCAGGGACGCCGATTCGGCCGCTTCCTTCTCGCGGGCTTCCTTCTCAGCCGCTACCGCCGCTTCCTGCTCGCGCAGGCGGGTGCGCCAGTTGGCGTTCTCCTTGCGGAGCTTCGCCAGGTCTGGCGACTCCCCCACTTCGGGCTTGTCGCCTTCGGCCGGCGGCTCAGTCGTCGGCGCAGCTGCGGCCGATGTCTGAGGCATGTTCGCCGGTGAGGGTGCAGGCGGTGCCGGGGGCGCGGGGGTTGCTGGTGCCGTTGGCTCAACTACGGCCTCTACGGGAGCGGTCATCTGTTGTGACTCCGATGGGTTCGGTTCGCCACCAGGGCGGACCGTTGTTCACCCGCCACCTGGACGGGATGTGTGTGGGACCCGAAGGTCAGAAGGGCCGGCAGTAACACCGACAGCCCACGTGAGCGGGGGGAGGAAGCTCACCCGGCATCAGCACGGTGCCGTTGCGGGCACGGCAGTCGGGGCAGGAGCCGCCCTCCCAGACCAGCAGGCCGGTCCGGGACCGTTTCCTCGCCTTGTCGACTTGCATCGCCCCAGCGCGGCGTTGGAGGCCCGCTTGACGGTGCAGGAGCAGGTACCGACGTTCCCTGGCGAGTGCCGAGCTGAAGTCGTCGGCGTCGGTGAGCCGTTTCGCCGCTTGGAAGAGGTAGCGGGCCCGCCACGTCGGCTCGTCCGCGGCGACCCTGCGGACCATCGGGACCGGGTCGTCGATGCTGGTGCTCACACCCGGCTGGGCGGGTGAGCCCCACCGGTTGCGACCGGTCAGAGGTGGTTCGAGGACCAGCCGTGCGGCGATGAGGATGGCCCGCCGGTTCAGCCCCACCGATTCCATGCGGTTACGCAGTGCGACCGGTAGGACTCCGCCGGACTGGGCGGCTTTCGCGGAACCGAAGTATTTGGCGAGTTCGTCGACCATGGCGAGCTCGGCCGGGTTGAGGCCTTCCTCGGGCGGGATGCGGCCGAACCCGACGAACGATCGGGCGAGGGTCACTCGGTGTTCGCGCTGAGGTCGATGCCCGTACTGCCGCCCGGCTCAGTGCCGCCAGGCGGTAGGCCCTGGTCGTGTTGCGGCGGTAGACCGTCCTGCACGGGCGCCTGGCTGAGGCCCTGCTCGGCCTTGATTCGGGCGACCTCTTCGGCCTGCCGTTCGCCGTCCCAGTCGTTGTGCACCAGCTCCACCAGGGTTTCGGTGGATGCGGCGCCGGCGGCGGCGAGCAGAGACGCGGTCTGGGCGCGGGTGAGCTGCGAGTCGGAGACGGTGTCGGCGAACTGGACGCACACGTCGGCGTCGGGGTCCGCGTGGCCGCCGAACTGGGCGACGTCGACCGCGAGGAGGATCTTCGTGAGGTCCACGATCGCCGGATTCCAGGCCCGCAGCTTCCCATTCCTGGTGCTCTGCGTCCTGTTTTGCCTGGCCCACGCCTCAGTCGCGGTCTGAGTGGACGTGCTGGCGTCCAGCCCGAAGGTCTGGAGCGAGTAGCCGCAGCCGCCGACGATCTGCCCCATCAGGGCGGTGGCGGTGGCTAGGTGCTCCTCGTATCGGATCTTGAACTGGGTTGCCACCAACTGCTGGGCGAGCGGGACGCCGGGCAACGAGTTCAGTGCCGAGTAGATCTCCCGGTCGGCGTGGAACGTGGCTCCCTTGCCGAGGCCCTGGTCGTCGAGCATGTGCTGAGGAACGTGGATCCTCGAGCGGCCGTGGCGGATGTCCTGCATCCAGGATGAGAAGCAGTCGTCCAGCGCGTCGAGGGACTGCTCGACACCGGAGATGTCAGCGGCCCCCAGGTCTTTCGCCGCCGGGAGGTGGCGCCAGTTCACCGAGCGGGAGTTCGCCACGCCGACGACGTCGAGCATGTCGATGCCGGTTTCGATGCCGGACCCGTTCATGTCAGGGTCGGCGATCATTCCGGCTTCGGCGACGTCCTGCGTTTCGGGGTAAGCGGTCAGTGGGACCTGCTTGCCGAGCTCGCTGATACCGCCGAGGTAGGCGGCGTGCCAGATAACGCCCTTTTGGTGCAGCTCTAGGTGCCGCAGGACGGTGCCGGACTGGTTCCATTCGCGGACGAACGTGACCTCGCGCAGCTTCCCGTAGGCGTAGACGGGTAGGGCAGCGTCGGCGTCGACAACGGACAGCAGCGGCCCGTCGGGGTCGACGTCCCTGTCCCAGCCGACCCGCAGGAACACGTGGCCGAGGGCGGCGCACGCTTCGGCGGCTTCGTGGAGCTGGTTGCCGGCCCGGTCGCCGATCAGTTCGTCGATGCGGGCCTGGGTGACGTCGTCGTCCTCGACGAGGATCGACGGAGGCTGCCCGAAGATGAGGTCGGCGGACACCTGGGCGATCTCGGCCGCGATCGGGACGTGAATCTTGGTGCGCTGCTCCCCCGCTTTCGGCGGCTGGCCCCACCAGAACCGTTGCAGGGTTCCGCGCAGCCCCACCTGCCGGAAGGTGCCGGATTCGTGCCCTCCACCGCCGCCGTAGACACGGGACAGCTCATCGGGGTCGCCTTGCCACCACGCGCCCCAGCGGGCGAGGTCGTGGTAGACGCGAGCGAGCGGCTTCGGCGGCCAGGCGGTTCCGGGATCGGGCAGCGGCACGGAGGTGGCTCCCCTCCGGCTGGCTTTAGGTCGGGTCAGATGTAGCGCGGTGCTGTAAGGTCCGGGGCTATGGGCGAATCCACATGGACCGCTGACCAGTGCGCAGAGGCTTGGGGCGTAGCTCCATCGACCTGGCGCGCCTACGTGTCACAGGGGCGCGCTCCGGAGCCGCTACCTGGCTATGACGAGCAGCGTCGGCGACGGTGGGATGCCGAGGTTGTGCGTTCGTGGAAGCGGCCCGGTCAGGGATCTCGCAGCGATCTGAAGGGTTCTTCTAGCTAACCTCTATCACTTTGCAGCGCAGTGCTGTAAAGTATGAGGCATGACGACGCGCAGCCTCCCCGCCCCTCCCAGCGACGACCTGTTCGACGGTGACTTCATCACCGCGCAGGACATCGCCGTCCGGGACGCACGCCGCAACTCCGGCCGCCGCGTCGAGGTCGCTCCGGTCGAGACCGAGGAGCCGGTCCGCTGCACCCGCTGCGGAAGGCGCTTGAGCGACCCGAAGTCGATCGCTCGGAAGACGGGCCGCACCTGCGAGGCCAAGCTCCAGGCCGCGTTCGCCCTCATCGGCGAGACGTTCAGCGCCCGCCAGATCGAAGCCGCCATCGAGCTAATCGCCGACGGTGGCGTGGTCGTGGGCCCGCGCGGCGCCTGCCTGGCCGTGTCCTCGCGCGGCGACGAGGTGTACGCCGTCAACCCGGCCGCCGGAACCTGCACCTGCAAGGCCGGCCAGCACGGGCGACTCTGCTACCACATCGCCGCAGCCCTAGCTCTGACCGTCTGACTCGCTCGACCAACCCGAAAGGATCATCGTGACCGCCGCGTACAGCCCCAGAGCCGAGTGGGCCCGGGAAGACATGGCAGCAGAGGCCGACGTGGAGAAGGTCGTTAACGTCGCACTGCTCGACGCGCTCGACCGGATGCTCGACGCCGTCAGCGCCTTGTCGAAGGTCGACGCGACCGGGATGGCGCAGGAGCTGCGGTCCCCGATCCACGCCGTCACCCGGCTGATCGACTGGAACCGGGCGCATCCCGGCTGGTCGCAACAGCCTGCCGGGCACTACGTCTAGGCGGCGACCAGCGGGCGCAGGTGCGGCTGGAAAAGGGGCGAGAGGCTGGCGATGGCGTACCTGGCGGCGTCACATGAATGGTCGTTGACCTTGAGCGGCTTGTCTTCGCCGCGCTTCGCCGCCTTCTCGTCCCAGCTGTACGAACCGAGTTCCGTGAGCAGCCCCGTGCAGGACTCGTGAATGACCAGCTGGTTCGTAGCCAGGAGCGAGGACATCAGCCGGACCCCGTCCAAGACGCTGTTCGAGGCGTCCATGACGTTGCTCAGCCCGTCCCGGAACAACTGGAGCTTGAAGCTCGCTGCGGACGGGTCCACAGCTACCCACTGTGGGCGGTCCGTGCCGATCCACGACCGAAGGTCTCTCGACAGCTCGGCGTCGGTCTTCTGCGCCATGGCCTTCTTCGAGTCGAACCGGTACTCGCGCATGAACACCAGGCGCGTCGGCGTCCCAGCGTGCGGGTCGGCCTGCTGGATGCCGAGCATCAACGCGGCGGTCGGATTGACCGTCCCTACGTCTACTCCGACACCCGGGATGCGGAGCATCGACGGCAGCGGACCCCGGATGACGTGCCGGTCCTGATCGAACATGTCGTAGACGACACCCTCGGCCATGCACCACTCGCCGAGCACAAGCCGGCGCCGCCACAGGCCGCGATGCTCAAGGTGCAGTGAGCGCACGTAGTCGGCATCGAGTGAAGGGTTGTCCGCGAGCTGGAAGCTGAACCTGTGGAGATTCAATCGCTGCGGGTCGTCGTAGCGGATGATCTCGCCGTCGCCGGTCAGGTGCAGCTTCGCCCTGTCCAGGTAGTCCTTCTTCAGCCAGTGCTCCGGGCCGTCCGGGTTCGAACTGCCGAACGCACGGGCGGAAGGGATCGACAAGCGAGTGAGGAACATGGTCCAGAACGAGGACGGGATAGTGGAAAGTTCGTCCCCGTACCCGCCGGCCAGGCTCAGTCCCCTGATCTTCTCCTGGCTGGTCTCGTCGTTCGCGCCCACCAGATAGACCTTGCGGCCGAGGATGTAGGCGATGCCCGACCCGGAGACGATCCGGCAACGCTGCGGGCCGATCATCTCCACCAGCGGATCCAGCAAGTTCCTGATCAACGTGCGCTCAGTGCGGCCGAACATCAACAGCGGTCCCGCTGGGCCGGTGCGGATGAACTCCAGCCACGCGATGAGCGAGCTGATCGTCTTGGAACTTCTGACGGCGCCCTCAAAAATGTTGATGCGGGCATCGCACAGGCGAACCGACACAGCCTGCTTGCCGACCAGCGGGTGGATGTCCACCTACAGCGACGTCCGGTCGGCGCCCATGATGTGGCGCAACCACGAATCCACGGCGGCACCACCGCGGTCGTCGTGGTCGTGCTTCTCCAACGCCATGTGCTTGTCCACCGCGATCCCGACCGACGTCATCAGACGCTGCAACCCGGTGGCGATCTCCGCGTCGTCCGCTTCGACCTTCTGCGCGCCGACACCCGGCACCACAACGGTCTTCGACCAGCCCTGCCGGAACTTCGCACGGAAGAACGCCACATCATCGAGCAGGCCCGAAGCGATCTCCGCGCGGCGAGCGGACGAATCAGCCTTGCGCGCGCACGTAGCGGCTTTTGAGGCTGATCGGTCAAACGCTGATTCGCTCAGTCCTGCCGCAGCGGCGATGTTGGTGATGGTGCCGACGGAGCGCCCGTGTTTGCGGGCTATGGCGTTGCGGCTGAGTTCGCCGGTGTGGATGTCGGCGAGGATGGCCTCACGTTCGGTGTCGCTGACTTGTTTGGCCATCAGTGGTCTCGGATTCGTGGGCCACGCGCCGCCGGGACGTCGTGGTTGGCGTGCCTGAGCGCCTCCGGGACGTTTCAGGGAGCCGTGGATTGAACAGGTTCTGGCGTGTGCAGAAATTGATGCGAGGCTTACCTTCGTGACCGCTATCACGGTCCGTTTGGCCCCGTTTGGAGCAGTCGGAAATTAGCTTATGGCGCGCGCCAGGAGTAGTATTTAGCGTATCGGCGCCGAGCTAATAGCACTCCCCCATCGAGCCAGGAGTTCGAGCTAACTATGGCCATGAGCAAGTTCCGTTTGACGTGCTCCGGCAGAGAGCCACTGCTGATGCACAACGCGCAATTGTCCGATCCGCTGAACGACATTGCGCGACTGATCAAGAAGATCAGCGGGAAGCGCAAGAAGACCGACGATGACCACTTGGAGATGTCGCGGCTCGAGCACATGGGCGGTCTGTACCTGGACGGCGAGTTCGGTCCTTGCATTCCCGGTCAGAACTTCGAGCGGATGCTGGTCGACGCGGCCAAGAAGATCAAGCTGGGCACGCAGGTCAAGTCGGCGGTCGTGGTCGACACCAACATGAACCCGCTGGTCTACCAGGGTCCACGCGATGCGGACGGGCTGTGGAAGGACAAGAACTTCGTCCACCGCACAAGCGCGAAAGTCGGCACCAGTCGAGTCCAGCGCACCAGGCCGATGTTCCGACAGTGGGAGGTCACAGCCGACTGCCTGGTGGACACCGAGCAGCTCAATGAGGCCGAGCTGGAGCAGATCGTCGACATCGCCGGCCGATTGATCGGACTGGGCGACTGGCGCCCCCGGTTCGGCCGGTTCACCGGCAAGGTGGAGGTGATCGCCTGATGGCCGCGTTCCAGCCGCTCGGCGAGGTCGCCCGGTGGAGAGTTCTGTACGAAATGCTGCGTCCGCTCGCACCGGACAGCACCATCACCTACGAAGAAATGGGCGAAGCGCTCGAACTGGATTCCGACGGAGACCGGACCACTATTCAGCTCGCAATGCGGCGGGCAGCGCTCGAACTCGAACAGGTCGACAACCGCGCGGTGGACTCAGTCAGGAATATCGGATACAGGATCGTTCTGGCACCGGAGCACCTGACCCTTGCGGAGCGGCACCAGCGCCGGGCGCGCTCCTCCCTGGTTCGGTCAAATTCCAAGGTGCAGCACGTCGACTTCAACGCGCTCGACCAGGAATCCCGGAAGGCGTTCGAGGTAGTCGGTCGGGCGTTGTCATGGCAAATCCAGCAAATGAGCTACCTGGATTTGCGTCAGCGCGACCTGGAGACTGCGGTGGAAGCCGTCCAGGGTGCCGTCACTAGAACCAAGTCGGATGTTGAGCAGCACGACGATCGGCTCCGCGAACTTGAGCGGCGGATCGCCGAGTTGAGGGCCGAGGGGCTTCCGAGGTCCCCGTGACTCGGGAGCGTGGAGGGCGACCGGCAGCCTTCGGGGTTCGAGGCCCCGACGTCCACGCATGGCAAGTCCGGTCACGGCCAGTCAAGGCACGCCCGGGCAAGGCGGCGCAAGGCATGGGTTAGTGGAGGGCGAAAGGCATACACCAGGGTTCGAGTCCCTGGCGTCCGCGACCGCTTCAGGGCGGTTCGTGGCTGGTCGGGACCCGTCCCGGCTGGGCGCGGTGGGGCAAGGCAGGTCACCGCTAGGCGTTGGCGTGGCAAGGCAAGGCAAGGGAGTGGGGCGTCCTACGGGGCGTCCCACTCAGTCGTTACGGAGAGTAGGCGTGACGCGGGTGGCGCCATGCCATTTCCGTAACCGTCAGCCGCTGCGAATGACTCGACTGAACCCGTCGGGCTCATACCTGCCGAACCATCCGGAGATGGCCGCGATGGTCGCGCCGCAGTCGGCATCCCGAAGTCGTGCCCGGCTCGCTGCCACGGTGATGGGCGGGATGAGCACGAAGCAGTGTGTGGCACGCAGGGTCAGCGCCAGTGCCCGGCGCTCCTGCTTCGTCGCGGCGCATCGGATGACCCAGGCGACGATCGACGGGTGCCGGCCGATCTTCAGGCACTCGGCGTCGAAGACTTTCTGCGCGCGCCCGTACAGCGAACCCGAGTGTCCGTGTGCGACCGGACTCCCGAGCTTCACCGCGATGGCGTCCAGGTCGACGACGTGGTCTTCGGGGCCCTTGTGCTGGTCGACGAAGTGATTTTTTCCGGCGCACGGCGGGCCGGCGACCAGGACTACCTGCCGTCTACGAGGCCCTGACGTGGTCCGTGCGGGCTCAGCGCTTGAAGCCGAAGGCGTTGTGCGTGGCGAGGTGCCTGTGTCCGTCTGAGAGGGCTTCGTGGTGTCTCCCCCGCCAGTCGGAGCGACAGCAGGACGGGGCACGGCAGGTCCACCGCCAGGTTGTGCCGTCCCGGTAGACGGCCAAGGGCGGTGTTCGGACCGGGCGGTCCACGGTCAGTCCCTG